CCGGAATGAAGAAACTCGTTGTCAGCATCACTCATGAGCGACGAACGAGCACTAGCGTAGGAAATTACGGAATCCATTGAATGCTCTCCAATCATACAATCATCATGATGAGTGATTATATAAGAAAGCATCCGGTCCGCCTCTCTCCTATACTGTTCATAGGGGAAAACGAGTTGTCGATACGCACAAACCTTGACATACGCTAAGCGCCAGCTCCTGGATTTCCACAGGAAGAAGATCGAAGCACGAATCTTCTCAAAGTTTGGCTTGAAATACCACGTGGTACTCCCACGGTGGAACCCAGCATTTAAGAAACGAGCGTCAGTCAAAGGACCAACTGCACACTCGTATTTCAGTTCAAACCCGATCTCTCTCATATACCTTACGGCATTATGGACCCAGGCTTTATCCTGGATAATCGAGTCATCCCCAAAGAGCTTTGCTGGGGTATCAAAGTAGTGTCCCAACACCTCCTGCTCCGTCTGGCATCCCCGCGCTATTACGTACAGGAACCCAAGCATTAAAGCAAGAGTATTATCATCCGCAGTGAGAAACTTCCCTGAAGGATTCTTACCTTGGATAAGGTACAACCACCCGGTTACACCGATGACATAAAGAGCTACAGAGTTGTCATGAACCCATTGAAGACCATGCCTTACAGCATGGTACTCAGGACCAGAACACCTACGATGTAGCCCCTCATTTCTGTTTCTGTCAATAACTGTCTGGATCGCGTCGCAGACCGAGGCTTCCATGTGACTTACGTCAAAACAATGAAAATCAGGGTCCGCGTCTTTATCGCGTTCTCCAGACGACAGATACAGAGCCAACCGGTTCCACCCTCCATACCACGGCGACATCCCAACCGCCGACCACTGCTGATGATCAGCCATACTTAGGAACACCTCGTGCTGAGGCCCATACAACATGACAGTGACGAGATAAAGCACCAAGTCGCCACACATGAATGTACGAGTCTTACGTTTTTTCTTGTCCTCCGCTAAAAGCTTATCTACTGTTCGCAACTCACCTTTCGGTGAGACTTGATAGTAGACATGCCTCCAGCAGAAATATTTACCAGGACGGTACTCGAACTGCACCTCGAACTTCCCTGTGGACAGAATCTGCCACACTATCTCTACTAACAGGTCTTTATCTCCCTCCCAAGCAGGACCTTTCTCCTTATACTTGAGATTGAGTGGAAAACCTGGAGATGTGGTTTTATCCATCCACTTGACCGCCTCATGTAAGGCAAGCCACACACTATTCCGCGATCCATCGAACAAACGCACGAGGGTACGCGCTTCCATGTAGGGACGCACGATCTTTGAAAATGCTCCAACAGCTAACTCCCACGACTTCCCATCCGGGCACCACTCATACGCGTGAACATTCTTCTCAAAATCATTCTCTAGCATATCTCTATTGAAGACAGCCGGAGCATAATTAAAGGGAATCCCGAGACCGGGCTCATCCTTTTGCTCACTCGTCTGAACGAGCTCAATCAACTCCACATTGGTCGGTGGTTGGTAGTCCCCCAGTATACCGTTCGTGATCCTGCGAATAACAAAAGCAGTATCATAAACGTCGACCAAACTATCATACTGAGGGACTACTAGTTTTTTGGCTCGGTTTGGCAAAACCACGGATTGGCTGTCACAGGATAGAACAGGAGGAACACATTTTGTCTAGCCTTAACCAAGGAACCCTGGTGTATGCCGATGCAATAACCATCAGCATCAAACACCGGAGACCCCGAGTCAGACTTTACTGTGTTCAACGTGTTTCGCACCACACCCGTAGCATGATCAACGGATATTACTCCGCCAACTTCAACTACAGGCATAGGCGACCCATGCAGATT